GCGCTAAGGCCCGTTCACCGTAAGCCAACGCCCCCGCCGCGTCGGTGTTACCCGCATCTACGACCAACATCCGCGTGCCATAACTGCCCGTGCTGTCGGTGTCGGTTAGCGTGCTTTGTTCGCTAGGGTCAAGGGTACGCGTCCCGTTTTTTAGGTCAGTGTAGCGCACCACAATCCAGTTGCGGATACTCGAATAATCTTCCCGAAGGGTGGGAATTTTGGCAATCTGCGTGGTCGTCATGTAGTCGTAAGCGGTGGACGTGTAAGGGTTAGGACGGCTCTCCAAAAACAACGCAGGTGCGCCGTCTGAGGTGTAATCGGACGGATACAGGCCGTAGGCGATAGCATTGCCGGATGTGTCCCCGAAGTTGGCGGCGCGTTGTAGAATGCCGCCGTAGTATTCATAGTCCTGTGTGACGAAATTAGGTTCTAGGCTGGTCGTCATGCTACTAGAGAGCCACGTCGTGTTACTACTGAGAGACGCCGCCGCCCGGATGTCTTCTGCGATTTCGTAGGCGTTGATACTGCCTGTTTCGGAGTAGACTTGCACAACGGAGAACTCGCCGTAATATGTGCCATCTTCGGTAGGTGTTTGTCCTGCGAGAGAATAATAACGCAATTCCACATAACGAGATGATACGCCTAAGTTGACATCAATGTTACCTGTCCCGCTCGCCGTGATAACAGTGGTAGAGCCAGTAGTGTAGGTTTCTCCGCTTCCGCCCGTCATTTGTACCCAAGAAACCCCATCAGTTGACCGCCATGCGCTAATCCCCCACGCTTGCACGCCTTCTTGTAAATCATAGGTATATTTTAGGCGTTTAACAGTCTGTCCATAGGGCATTGTATACCTGACCGCCGCATAATCCCCATTTGCCCACGCTACCCCTTTTGGCGTAAAGCGTAGACGGTCTTCCCGGTCAAGCGTGCATTGCTGGTCGCCGCCGCCCGTTGTGGCTGTCGTGAATGCCCACTCTTTCTCGGTCAGGCGGTTGTCTACCCATCGCTTGCTAATCCCGCGCCGTTCAAATTTGGCTATCCATTCCCCGACTACTTCGATTTGGGCAATCCCGTTCTGGTTGTATTGATTGGGGATGATACTCTCGATTGTGCCTTCAAACGCAATCTTGTTGATGTTCTTGAGAACGAGACTATCGCCGCCCCGAATAAGAAGTTTTTCCGTTGCCCGCAAAGGGATGGAAAACGTCAGGTGCGCGAATAGCCCGCCAGGGTAAATCTTGCGGATTTGGAACCCAAAAGCACGGATGAGCTTTTCTTCGGGGACGATAACCCCTTTGCGTTTGACGTAAGCCGTTAAGGTGTTATAGGACGGGTGGCGCATTTAGTCTCCATTAGTCCGAATCACAAGCCAACACTCTTGCATGGTCAGCGTCCAAGAAGTCGCGGCGGTATCGCTATCGTTGAACTCTCCAATCACCACGTTAACCAAGTTCAGCTTTCCACCTTCAAACTCCATCCCGAAGCCTGCCAATGATAACGGCCCCTTGAGAGCTAAGTCTGCCCCCGTCGTCAGGTCAGTGGATGTGTTGTACCCATACTTGCCCCGGATAAGCCAAAAGGTAGACGTGCCATATCCGGTAATGTGGAGCGGGTAGGGGAGATAGGCGATATAGTCCGCGAGTAGGTTGCTCGTGCCCGTTGACCGCTTGACCGTCGCGGCGGCGTATAGCTGATACCAGTACCCGCCTTCGGGTCTTACACGTAACGCCTGCGGAAATTGCACTTGAGCAAATTCGACTAGCCCATAGTTAGCCGTGCCCAACGCGGGCAGGTTCTTGAAATTTTCTTCAAACTCATACCCGCCGAATTGGTAGGTCGCTGTTACACGGAGATTAGCACTTGCGCCGCCCCCGCTGTCCTTGACCCGGCCAATGATGGACACGGGCTTGTTGGCAAAATAGGTGTTCTGGCGAGCATAGAACACCGAGCCGCCGAACTCGTAGGCGGTGGTACTCAGGGACTTCGTTTCGACTTCGCCGCCGCTGGCAGTGGCGTCTACCGTGCCCGACAAATCCCGCCATAACAGATTATAGGTACTGCCTGACACGCTCGATGGAATACCGGGGATGTACTGCGAGAACGTGCGCTGGTCAATGGCGAGCCGTCCCATATGCACCTGCCCGATAGTGTCCCAACTTTGCGAGCTTTGGAAGTACATTTCAGGCGTTACCACATCCCCGCCGAACCCGCCGAAAATGTAGTAGTTGCCTTCGTCGGCATCGTTTTGATTGTAGATAATGCCCCCGCCGTCCTTCGTCCAGCACCAGGGAATGTCGTCTACCCGTTCATCGTCTGCTAAGAGCGGCGCGAGTTCGGCATAATCGGCGGTCACTTCGGCTTCGGCCATCGCCCGGTCAAAGAGCGCAAAGCCCATCAGTGTGCCTTGCGCCTGATTGGTTGCGCTGGTGTCCGAGCCTAGATACAGCGTGTTCCCGCTTGCGCCCACCGTCGGCAGGGTGTAGGTAGCGTTGGTGTCTTGCTCTACGCCATCCACATACAGTACCAGCCCGTCATCGGCGTTGAAGACAAAATGTATCGTGTAAATCGTGCTATTGCCGAGAATGACGGGGTACTCAACATAATTCGTGCCGTCCGAAGCGAAGAAGCGATTGCTTCCCCCATCGTAGACGACGTACAAAATCCCATTAGCAAACAGGAAAAACGTACTGCCTGAACTGGTTATCCCGGCGGTAAAGTCCGGTTTCCAGATGATACGGATCGTCCCTTGCGAGTAGGATGGTAAAACAGTCTTGCGGGGGTAAGTGACATACCCATTCGCACGAGTTGACGTGGAATTGTGAGAAGCCCCTGACCAACTCGACCCCGGCTGGTCGCCATAACATAGAAAAGTAGGCGTTGTGCCAAACTCCAACTGGAAGCCGTCAAAATAAAGATACCGTCCAGCGTTATTCAAGCGCACGCCATAGTTGCTTGTGCCGTTACTGGTCGTTGCCACCCAACACCGATACCAGCCATTGCCCACTGGCAAGGGCGAGCCTGACCCCATCCCGATAATCGAACTTGACCCCCGCACAAAGAAGAAGTCAGAACTACTAACAGCCGTGCCGTCCACTTTCTTGACATAGCATGAGATAACCATATTCACGCCACCCACCCCGGTAGCACAGGACGCGAGATAGGTGTCCCCGCCCGCCGTGCCATCGTAGACCAAGCGGACACTGCTCTCCCCGAAAAGGTAGTAATTCGGGTCTGTGTTTTGGTCTTCATAGACATTCGCGCCTGCCGTCCATCCGGTATTCCAGGTGCTAGGATGGTCAAGAATGGGGTTCTTGAAATAGTTAGTGGTCGAAGGATTGACCCGTAACCCCCGGCTTTTACCGTTGGAAACGCCGTAGATGTCTTCTACCACGCCACCCCCGGCAATCCCGGCCAAGGCCCGCCGAAATGCACCGGGCTTGATGGTCAGGCGCAAAGTCGCGGGGATGTATGTTCCATGTACCGACCCTAGATAGTAGTTGTTATCCAGAATGACCTTACCGTCTACGATTTCATAGCGGGTAAATTTGCCGTGCGTGCCTAGTTTCGGCTCATAGCGGTAATCGCCAAAACTCCGCCATGCAAAATAGACGGGGTTGATTTCATCCCCGGCGCGGGTTAGGAAGGCTTGCAAGTCACGGACGGCCCGCCTGAGTTCGGTAATCTTGGAGCCGTGAATATGGACATCCACTTGCCACACAAGATTCTTTTCTTCCTTCGCGTAGGGAGCCTGTCCCCAATCTTGGGCATTGCCGTAGACAATTTCTTCCGCAAATTCCGGGGGATGAAAGGCTCTTGCTAACCCAATGCGCCCCGTGCCACTCGCTCCCCGGTCAAGTTCCAAAAAATCGCCGCCTTGTTCTAAGCGTGCAATAACACTCATGGCCGATACCCTCCGCCTGTGCGCTGGCGGTATGTCTGTCCCTGGCGGACTTCTACCGCCGCCGCGATTTGCCGACTGTCAAGATATACAAACACCTGAGGCGCGCCCCCCCCACCTGCCGTCTGTCCTTCCGGGGTGACTTGCACATGCTCACCGGACTGGACGTAAATCGGCCCGTAGCTGTCGTTGGGATAACCAGGGGGAACGATGAAATCCGCGCCACCGGCAAGCCCTACGGCGTTTTCGCCCGATTTCTGTGTTACGTCTGCGCTACTTCCCAATTGTGGGATTTGTCCGGTTGATGTGATGTTGAAATGGATGTTGTAATTTCCAGCCGCCGCCTGTGCCGCGCTCGCTAGATTGCCAACCATTAAAGAAGCCTGTTCCGCCGTGACTACCGTTGTCCCCAAAACCTCATTGGTTGTTTCCATCGCCCCTTGAAACGGCCCGGCGTTTTGGGTAACAAACTCCAACCCCTTACCTGTTTCAAGCATTTTTTGTTTTACTAAGTCGAAAGACGCGACGGCTTGCGCGGAGTTGTTACCTACATCCCCAATACTCTCGCCCATGTCATTCCACATTTGCGTGTCGCTGGCAAGGTTGGCATCTAATAACGGCCCGGCTACTTCTGCAACTGCGTCCCCCATTTCTTCCATTGTAACTTTTCCATCCGCAACAATTGCAAGATATTGTTCCCAAGAAACATAACCCGCGTCTAAGAGTTTGTTCAATTGCTCTAACTTTTGAATTTGTTCATTTGCGGCTAGATATTGCGCTTTTTGCGCTTCGGTAATTTGCCCCGTTACATACAGTAATTCTATTTGGCGTTCATTTAGTTCGCTTTCGGTTTCCGCTTGTGACTTTAACGCCGTGTTCAAAAGCCCACTTGCAGACTTCCAAAAATCAATGTTCTCTGCTACTTCTGCAATCGCGGATTTTAGGCCAAATAAAGAGCCGGGAGCAGTTTCGACTTGTGCATTTAGTGCGGCCTGTGCTTGTTCAGCATAAAAGGTGTTTTCAGCCCATTCAACGGTAGCATCTTGCGCCGAATTGTAGACATTAGTCAGACGCGCAACTTCACGCTCTTGCTCGGTGACAGTTTTTGTAATTTCGTCTAAGGCCTCTTGCATGGTGCTAGGAACCTGAAGCATCGCAAAAAGCCGCCATGCGTCACTGGTTGAAATAACCCCCTTGCGCTGAGCATCCATAACCATTGTAACGCCGTCTGCGTTGTCCCCTAAACCCTCAAGGGTTGCTTGCATAAGACCGCTTTCCGTAACCAAAGCCGCACTAGCGTTTTTCAAGTTGGTCACACTGGTTGTAAAAGCGTTGAAGGGGTCAACTGCATTATTTGCCGCGCCGCCCGCTTGTTCAATTAGTGTTTTCCCGGATTTTAGCGTAGCGTTAAGCAAAGCCTGCTGTTTTTCTGCCGCTGTTAATTCCTTGACCGATTTCCCCAATTGTTCAGCATAAATTTTGTTTGCTTCACCCACCTTGACTACAATCCCCAAGTTATCCAAAATCAAGGGGCTAGCGCGCTTGATACCCTTTGAAATACTTTCATATAAAAAGGCAGTGTCACCCAACGACGGGTTGAGTTTATTCGCGGCGCGGGCAATCTCTAAAAGTTGCGGGGTAGCGTTAGCAAGATTTGTAGCAAGGTCGCCGGAAGTTCCTGCCAAAAGGGTGGCAGTAGAACTCATTAAAGATAAGTCGTCAATTGTCCCGCCCGCCGCATCTTTGAGTTGATTAAGCAAATCAGGAGCCGCGTCGATAGCGTCAATTAGGTTGTTAAAACTATCCTCGGTTTGTACAACCGTTGCACCCAACTTTGTGAAATCAAAAGCCGCGTCAAAAGCCGCCCCCGCTGTCTTGGCCGCGCCAGAAACTAAATCAAGCGCGCTTTTGAGTTCTGTGAACGAAAGGCTGGTTTTTTTTGCGGGTTCCGCCGGGGCTTCGGTGCTTTTGCCCAGTTTGTCTAAATCCCCGCTGAGTTTATCAAACCCCTCAGACAAAGCCTTGACAATTAAATCGAGTTCAACTTGGTCAGCCATTGGGGGTTTCGTCCTTTTCTACCCACGTTAGTAAAGCGAGTTGCAACGGGGTCAATTTATCCAGCTTGAATTTTTCGCTAAAACGTCCGGTGAACGTATCGGCTACTAAATCAAGCACTTGCAAAAAAGTTAGCCATTCAAGCGGTTGGTCAAGCAGGCCACCCGCAAAAGGTAAAACGTAGCGCGCGCGATAGTTGAGCCACCCTTGCACGCGCCAATCACCCATAAAAGCCGTAACATCATCCTGGCGAATATCCCATGCTAGGGGTTTGCCTTTTTCGCTTCCCCGGTCTCCACTGACCCACTCGGCAACAGAGACCACCACGCTTTTGGGACAGTAAACGCCGTGAGTAAATCGTTTTTGATGAGCGTGTTTGCCCACAAGACGATTTGAATGTCAAAGGCTTCAAAGTTGGCGGCGTCTAGATTGCCATTGATACCCGGCAACTTCCAATCTTCCAGGGTCGCAACTAAGGCGAGATGTTCCCGAAAATCTTTAGGGATTTCAAGCTCGCCTTTTTCTTTGCGTGTTTCACTTGCCTTGTTCAGCTTGTCGCTATACTCGGCATACCGCATCCACTGTTTGCCTGTCCACCTGTCAGGCATTGCGATAAAGTAGCCCGCCCCCTCTAATGGGCAGTCCACGCGCCGGGACATTACACAGTCCCCCACGCGGGCGCGGTAGCGGAACCGGGGACAAGGCGAGCCGCCCAAGTGCCGTCGCCGTTGATACGGTAGGAACTACACTTGTACGAGCCTTCAAATTCCGGGTCGCCTGTGGTTGGCGCGGCGCGAATACCAATTTGAATGGTCAGGGTGTAGGCGGTATCGTTGCCCGTAATCGCAGGGAGTACGTTGTGCGCCCCGGTGGTCGCGGTGTTGTTGACCGGCCCGGAGAGTTCAAGGTCAGCGGTGGGTTGCCCCATTGTGAAGTTAATCACGCCGTCTGAGTAGGCGGTCACGTCTGTTTCGGCGTAGGTTAAGCCAATGCTCGAAACGTTTGAAATGCTGGCGGATAAGTCCTGGCTGTTGTATGTCACCCGAATCCATCGGGAGTTAGTTTTACCGGTTGCCATGTAATTACTCCTATAATCTGATAAAAGTCGCCCAGGCGGTTACGGTTCCCGAAGTCCGCGCGGCGCGCAAACGAATATAACGATTGACGCTTCCCGTTACTGTCCCTTGCTCGGCAGTCACGGCGGAACCATTCGCGGAGAAGGTAATCAAGTCTGAGAAACTGCTATTGTCTGAACTGTGCTGAATGCTAAACGCCCATGTGCCCCCGCTGGACGCGGTAACGTGCAAATAAGCAAGCGCGCCATTGGAAGAACTTGCGCCATTGTCCACGCTTGTGCCGTTGGTCGTGCCGGATAAACTCGCCCCCACTGCTACCGCTACCCCAAAGCACCGGATGGGCAAACTGCCCACCGTCAACGCCCCGGTTTGCATCACGTTCGCATTGATGTTGACCAATACCGGCCCGTCCCCGGTGGCGGTATAAGCGGACGTTTGCAAGGGGAGCGAGAAAGTCGGGTCGCCTACTGCAGGCGCGGCGCGGATACCGACAAACATACTGGCATACGAGTTTGGCAGGGTGGCTAGGACGCTATGGCTCCCCGTGCTGGCGGTGTTGTTGAAAACCGCCTGAAAGCCTTCCAGAAAGATGCGTTGCCGTCCCATGTTGAAGTTGATAACGTCATCACTCCACCCGGTAACATCTTCTTCGGTGTATTCTTCCCCAAAGCCCCCTACGGCGCGCGCATCCCCCGAAAGGTTGTACCCGCCATAAATCAGGCGATACCATCTACTGTTTGTTTTTCCAGTTGCCATTTAATACTCCCGCGCGACGAATATCATCAGTTGATACAGATAAAGCGGAAACGCGTTCGCCGCTTCTTCGGGGTCAAGATAGTGCGGATAAACCGCTTCAATCCCTGACCCACTGCGAATCTCGCGAATGTCTACCGCCGTGCTTGCGCCGTCCACACTGCCCGCCGCGCGTGCGCCCGTGTCGCTATCGTTGAATAGGGTCAGCAAGGCATCCCGGTGCGTGGTCAAAGCGTCCAGCGTCTCTTTCCAGGTCGTGAACCGCTCGAAAAGGTGTACCTTGATTTGAATGTCCGTCCCGGCCACTTTAGACGTTTGGGTACTTGAGAACTCGTCTGCCGTTTCAATCAGCACATAGGGCGCGTTGACCGTTTCGCCGTCCGTAATCGTCCAGTCATTGATTACCACGTCGCCACTCTCGAAAGCGGATAATCCCAAGATAAGGGTTTGTAAGGCGGTTTGGATGGCGTATTCGCTCATTTGCTGGCGGTCTCGGTATAAGCGCGGGCGATGCGGTTCAGGGCGTCGCGCATGGTGGGCTGTAAGGACGCAAAGGCTCTTTCATGGTAGGGGTTCGGTTGGGTTCCGGGGTGGTTGACGTATCCTTTGCCAATCCAGAACGCACCCCCGGCGACACCCGTGAAGGGGAAGCCTGCACGCGGTACAAACGCCATCATGCCCACTTTCGGCCAGTGAAAGGCGAGAGCCTTCGCCCGTTTCGCCCGGATGATGTGCGGCTTTGTGCCTTGTCTGACAAACTGCCCTACCGCATCCGAGTAGAACCGTAGTTCTATCGTCGTGCCCCGCTCAAAGGTTTTGAACTTGTGCGAGCGGGATAACACGCGCCGTCTACCCACCGGGGCGGCGGCGTTGAGGGCGGCACTCCCGGCCTGTCCAAGCGCGCGGATTTCGTCACGCTTGGTTTTTAGCATTTCTTCCGTAGCCTTCGCAAACCGTCCGCGCAAATCGCGGAACGGTGGCTTGAAAGAGAAGGTCAGAAACTCAGGCATCAGGCATCCCAATTGTCGAACGTGTTGCCAAACGCGTTCCGTTGAAAGATGGGGTGGATGTCGTTCCCGCGCTCGTCAAACGTGCGGGCATCTAACCCGGCGGTCAGAGAATAATCCCGCGCCGCACCGAGCCGTTGTAGCCCGATGGCGTTCGCTTCGACAAACTTCTGCACGTCTTCTGTAATGAGAATATAGCGGCGGCTGTTGGGGTTCTTGGTCGTTGGCCCGAAACGGCCTGACCCGTTGACCCCTTCCACGATGCTGGCACATTCCGCATTACAGAACATATCTAGCGCAAGTTTCGCATCCGCTTGGCTAACGGGCACATCAAAACCGTATTGCGCCAAAACGGTGTTCATGATGGCCGATACTTGGTCAATGAAGCTCTCGACTTGGGAGAGCGTGGGACGGGTGGCAATGCCAAACGCGCCCCCGCTGGTGTGCAAGGGGGTCAATGCGCCTACCCCTGCCGTTGTGCCGTAGGAGTTCGCGCTGATTGCCATTTAGACCACCGTCACCCGCAGTTGCAAGTCACTTGCAGACGCATAGGTCGGCGTGCCGCGTGAGACAATACAGGCATAAAGCGTGGTGATGTCGCTCGTTAATTGAAACGCAATGGACGCGTTGACGGTGGCTTCGGCGTTGTCGTTGTAGCTCACGTAGTCTGTCGCCGCGATAGACTTCCGCCCGGCGATTTTCAGTAAGTCGGCGTCGTCTACATCAAAGGCGGCTTGGTCGGTGAAAGTCGTCGCGCTAGGGTCAGCCACAAAGAACACCACATCGAGCGCGCTTTTTTGGTTGGCTTTGTCTGCCAGGGTAATGGTCTGGATAATCCCGTTGGCTTTGTTGATGGCTAACGACAATTTCCCGCCGATTAAGTCCCCGCTGGCGTAGATGTTCGTGTCGCAAGTAGGCGCGGCGGTAGCGGTGCGAATGACCGGATCATAATTAGGCATGGCGTTTTCTCCGTTTGGGCGGGGTGTCTGTCACTGTTTCGGCGACAGGTTCAATGTCCGTTTCCCGCAGTTCAAGCGCGGGGTTCCGGCGGATTTCCCGCTCGGCTTCCGCCGGAACGTTGCGCCATTCACCCCTGACGAACTCGCGCCCGGCTGATTGGATAATCTTCCAGGGGTAGGTGTCAATCACCCGCGCTTGTACCATTAGGCCACCGTGACTTGATGCGACCCGGTAATGTACCAGTAGCCCTGATAAGCAATCAGGTTCAGGTTATCGCCCACTACACCCGAAAAGGTCGCCACGTCTTCGCCGGTGCTCCCGTTCCCAAAGCCCCCGGTAACGGTGACGGTGTGTGCGTTGGCAGAAAGCCCGATGATAGTTAGGCGTTTGTGGTCGTCTGTCGTCGCGGTAGGATTGGCGAGCGTTGCGGCTAAGACCCCGGCTTTGTTCAGGGTGACAACCCCGTTTTTGATGGTGATTGCGCCGTCGGCGGTCAAAGCCTGCGTTTCTTTATCACCCAGGTTTAGCTCTGCCGCCGTTGCGGTTACGCCGTCTAAGATGTTTAGCTCTGCCGCCGTAGAAGTGACGAGCGTACCGCCGAGTTTCAACCCGGCGGTACTTGCGTCATGGTCTTGTACGTCAATAGAGCCGAAGTTAGTGACATCGGCCATTGGTTCCTTCCTTAGCTGTTGCCCATGATGGCCGTCGGCCAATCGGCATACTGGACGGTATAGCGTCCATGATATTGGAAGTAGTGTCGTCCGCCGTCGGGCTGTTGGCTGTCAAACCACATATTGAGCAGTTGCGGGCGTTTGCGGATGGCAACGAACATCGGCTTGGTGGTCTCGTTCGCGGCAACCAAAATCCAGGCAGTGGTGTCAAATTCGGGAACGGTGAAGTATTGCACTGCGCCCGCATAGGGGTTCATTTCGCGGTTGCCCGTGTCGTAGCTCTCGCGGTTGCCCGTGATGTTGGCGGCGACAAGGTTTTTGGTGGGATGGCAAATCAACAGGTTATAGTTGAAGTTCAGGAAGTTTCCCTGGTCGTCACGAAAACCCTTGGCGGCCACCCACACGGTGTTGAAGTTGTCCAGGGTCAAATCCAGCCCATACAGGTTGTCCTGCGCGGTGCTGTACGATGCACCCTTCCACGCGTGCGAGTTGTTGAACATGGATAAGGCATCCACACTCACGCCATAGGTTGTGCCATCGCCCCCGTTCAGGACGGTAAACACGCGGGAGTTGATGTGCCGCTGGAAAGCGGGCATCAGGTTTTTGAAAGAGCTTTCGAGCCGTCCGGTCTGGTCGTCGTCAATCGCATTTTGGGAAATGGACAGGGTCAAGTACCAGTCTTCGGGTTCAACGTCTTTCCCTTTTTCAATCAGGGTGTCCACCGCTTTTGGGTTGTTGCTTGGGGCAGGCATCCCGCCTAAGTCAACAAAGTTGGTGGATTTAGCGGTCAAATCCACCTCAGAAGCCACCCGGCGATAAGGCATGTCGTCTTTCGCCTGAGAAGCCAACACGCCCGTGCGCGCGGCAACTTCCAGATGGCGGGGAAGGTTTCCACTCGTAGCCATGTTTTATTCTCCTATGCTCCCGCGCAGACAGTCGGGCTGATGATTTGGACGAAGGCAAACCCGCCTTCCACTTTGTGCAGTTTGCCGATTTGGGGGTTAGCCCCGGCAGTCGTGGACAGGGTCGCGCTATCGCTCATGTAAACGGTTTTCCCGCAGTCAGCCTGTGAGAAGACAGCGGATTTGAACCCGACAATGGTCGGCCAGGTGTACACTTCGATTTCGTTGGAAGTCTCGGTGTCAGTCGTGGCAACGGTGGCAGGTTCAGCGGCAATGCCGACAAAGACATCGGTAGTCGCCACAACGGTGGCATCTACGTACCCGCGCAGGTAGGCGGTATCAACACTCTGGTCAATAATCATCGGCTGGCCTTTGTAGATGGTTTGCGCCGTGCTATTGTCCAGTACCCATTTTTCAGTGACCGCTTCTCCCAGGATTTTGAGATAGGCGTTGGCGGAAAGGTCAGCCATGATTATTTCTCCTTTTCAAATTCGCTCAGGTCGTAGCGGCTCATTTCGCCCACGCCCGCAAGGTCGAACCACGCGGCCAATTCGCCGCCGTTTTTGACGTGTTCACGCAGTAAGCGCGCCAGGGGTTCGTCGAGTTTTTCCGTGCCCTGTTTGGTCGCTTTGCCGTGTCCGTATTCCGAAAATTCAACCAGCCCACTTTCAACGGTGCGGCGGAGAATGGATTCGGCGGCGGCGCGTTGTTTGTCGCTCAGGTCGCTCAGGAAGGTTTCAATCTCTTCCCGGCCCACCGGAAGCCCGCGCGGGTGTTTTTCATCCCCACCGGACAGGAACGCGGCCAACTCGCCAATGTGCTGTTCCCGTTTGATTTGACCCATCATTTCAGCCAACATCGTCCCGGCCTGCTTTTGCATCCGTTCGTATTCGGCTTTCAATGCGCCCTGCATTTGGGACAGCATGGTTTCCCGCGCCTTGCTCAAATCCGCCACATCCGCAAACGCGGACAGGTTCAGCTGGTCTTTGAGACGGGCGACGGCTTGCTCAGCGGTCTCGTCCCCTTTTGCGGGGGCAAGTTCCGCCAGCACTTCCCGGCGAATGGTTTCACGCAATTCCGCCAGGGTGCTTTCAGAGACTTTTACTTCGTCACTCATGTTTCGCTCCTCATGGTTTTCTGGCGGTTCGTCTCCCGCCTCTTCATTCAGGCTAAAAAGCCCGCTTGATAACTCGATAGGGCGCAATAAAACGCGCCCGGTCTTGTCACGGGTGGCAGGCCAATTCGTCAGCGTGCCGCCCAAAATAACCTTTTTGCCTAAATCCAACGTTGCGCTAAAGTAACGCTGGATTTTTTCGCCAATCAAACGCCGTCCGAGTGATGTCCACTGCGGCAC